CAAAAATAGATTGTATATCTTGGTGAAGTATTTCTTTTTTAAGTTCTTGCCATAACTCTAACGTTATCTCTGCATCTTTTTCTGCGTATGCACCGACATAAATGGCAGGTAGTTTATACATTTCTGCTTTGGCGTCAACCCCCCAATCTTTAGCTGCTGCATATAAATCGCTTTCACTTTTTGTCTTACCGGTGTATCTTTTAGCACAGTTGTTTAAGTCATAGCGCATTTGATTTTCATCAACAAGGGCCGATGCAATCATCGTGTCCACTATTTTACCGCTGACACTTAAACCAAGCGCTTGTATCCAACACACGTCATACATGGCGTTGTGAAATATTTTATCTGCAGGTGTATCTAATACACCTTGGAACCATTTTAAAACTTTTTTACGATCCATATTACCACCGCCTTCGTGTGCGATTGGATAATAACCTGACCATCCTGATACAGCTACAGCAATTCCTGTAACATCTCCTTTACCAACTACAGATCCTGACCCCATCTTCATTAGATCTGGATCTTTAGTTTCTAAGTCAATTGCAATCTCATCATACTTAGATAAGTCTGGAAAATTTTCTGGTGGTAGCCATTCTGTTTGTGGTTTAAATAGTGGTATCTGCATCGTAATCCCTTTCAATAATCATTTCTATAAAATGAATTGCTTTTAATAAATCTTCTTTTTTTCCTTTGTGAGGATGTCTACAAATATATTTAATTGCACATCCTTCTGGAAATAACATTTTATTTTCAATCACAAACTTACTTGGTTGTATTTTAAATCCTTGGTAGTGGTTGCCTGCTATTTGTTTGTCGTATGCACTCATAGTATATATCCCTTTCCATAATTTTTTGGTTCTATTATATGTAAATTTTCTTTTGTTCGTGTTGCACCTACATAAAATAATCTATTCTCATCATCAGGGTTTCTCTCATAACTTCGCATAGTATTTTCTGTAAGACCGGTTAGTAGTACAACATTAGTTGCTTCTCCACCTTTTGCTGCATGAATAGTTGACAGTTCTATTCTAGGTGGCTCGTTTAATTTCTCTCCATTCCTTCTCATTTTACGTAAATAGTTTACCTTAGTTTGACCTGCGTCATCAAACGCTTCATACCATTCGGTTTTAACTTGTAGACCATAATCTTTTACAAGTTGATCTATTCCATAAAAAGATCCTTTAGCCATACCTTTTATTTTTTTCTTGTGCCATGATTTATCAGTCATATGTTTAGATATGTTTTCTATTTCTTTATAAGATATTAATTGTCCTTGTCTCAAATGTTCCCAAGATGTAGCTGCTTCGTGTAATTCTTTTTCTGTATTTCTTCTATGTTTAGTTTTATAATAAAAACCTTTTCTATATAAAGATTCTTCTGTTTCTTCGAGTAAATATTTAGTCCTACTTAAAACCAACCAATCACCTTGTGACATATCAATACTATTTACATCAAAATGTCTTTGTATAGTTCCTTGACTAATCCTAGGTTTCCAAGATTTATCTATTCTATTTTTAATTTTATTTATAATACCCATTGCTAAATTGTGTACTTTAGCGGGTATTCTATAAGATTGAGTTAATGGTAAGTATTGTCCTTTTAATGCTATAAAAGAATCTACGTCTGCACCAGCCCATTTGTATATAGCTTGATCGTCATCACCTGCAATAAAAGTATCAGCTGTTTTATTCCATATAGATTTTGCCATCTCCCATTGCATAAGTGACAAATCCTGAGCTTCATCAATAAATACTACATCAAACTTAGGAGACTTATCTGATTTTGTAAACTCTGTAATCATGTCATTAAAATCTATTAAATTATATTCTTTTTTATATCTTGCTAACTCATTGTGTATAATTCTAAGTGTGCTTCTTTCCAGGTCTTGTGTGTGTTCTCTTAAATCAAACTGTTTTTCTGGCGTTATATTTTTTAATTCTGCTAATTGTATAATTCTTAAATATTCACTGTCTGATGTAAACAAACCATCTTCTTCTGCATAACTAGCATATGCTACAGGGAAACCTAACTTTTTACCTAAATCTTTGTAGTGCCTAGATTGCATAACATCATCTTTTTTTATTCCTAGTTTTCTAAAAGCTAGTGAGTGTAGTGTTCTAAAATATGGAAGATCATCTTCTGTTAAATTAAATTTTTTAATTGCTCTGTCTTTTGCTTCTTCTGCAGCTTTTTTTGTAAATGCAAAATAACCTATTTTGTCAGGATCTGTTTGTTTTAGATAGTCATCAACTTTATTTAACAAAGTTGTAGTTTTACCTGTGCCTGGTGGTCCTAGTACTATTGTTCTCATTTTGGTTCCCATCTCATTTGTGACCATGCGTTATTCCAAGAATTTTCTACTTTTTCTATTATTTTTTCATATTGTGTATCTAATGGATTATCTAATTTATAATCAAAAAAGATGTGAGAAGTATCCTCGTCTAATATGTATTCATACATATGCATTAATGTTAAACCTATATTTTGTGAATACCCTTTATGGTATGAATAATGAAAGCCGTATGAAGTAGGATGATTATATATTTCATTTCTTAAACAAAGAGATGTTGCAGCACGGTCCCATTTTCCTTTTAAAGATCCTCCAAATAAAATTAAATCATTTTTTGGATTCCAACATCTTTTTATTTTTTCTCTAAAATTTTTGTATTCGGGATCTTCATAATAACTAAATACATCACGTATTGGTTTTATTTCTACATAAATTGGTTTAAATTCTTCAAACCAACTATCTCTTTTTTTATTAGGATATATTACAAAATCGGGTTGATAACCAACTAAACCAGGAACATCAGGTTCATAATCAAAATCCCATCCTAAATTTTTAAAATGGTTATAGTATCTTGCTTCCAATTTACTTCTAAATGTCATACCCTTCCATGTAATTTGTTTTGCTTTCATACAGTTACCCATATCCATGCAGCTGTAAGAACTACTAATAAAATTAAATCAATCATTAAAATGGATCCTTTGGTTTTAATTCTTTTTGACTGTAATCATCAGTTTTTTTATCAAACTGTTTAACTACAAATACAGATATTCTTTCTTTACCTATTCTTTTGTCGTCACAGTTACATGTTTCTTTTAACATCTGAGCTGTACGTGAGTATGCTACATCCCAACGTCTTCTAAGTAAAAATTGATTATAAAATTTATCAAATATAAAATGATGATAACCATCCTTAGTTAACACACCACCACGTTTTAAATCTTTTATATCAGCTCCTATGTGTCTATCTAAACAAAACTCTTCTAAATGATTCTGTAATTGATCTTGTGTTGCAACACCTTCCGGTGGATCTATTGGTTCGTGGTTTTTCATTAATGGATTTATAACATTCATCCAATCTTTTGGTTTTATTGTCGGAACCATAAAATCTAACTGTTCCATTACTGCTTCTTGAAATAAACTTTGTTGTTTTAAATATTTTACATTCTCCAGATGTAGTCGCTGACCATCTACATTTAAATAATAATAAGGTTTTTCTAATTTAATTTTTTGTAAATCAGTTAATGCAGGAAATACTATCTCTTCACCAATACCATATTTTCTTTCTCTACATAATTTTTTATCACACAAATTACACATCGGTGTGTCATTACATTTGTAACCCCATTCTTTTTTATCGTGTTGACGTTTAATTATTTCTACTTCAGATTCACTAAGTGGCACAGTCGATGCTGTTGCATTAAACAATGTCATCTTACTCTTCCATTCTGCTGGCCATTTCATTTTAGCATACACACCAAAATGAAACATAGAATTATTACGACCACCTTCTGGTATTTTATTCATAGCCATAAGTTCTATGCATGGTGGTGCATCTGAATATTCTGTTACAGGTCTTTCTATTTTTATTTTTGTAATGTCTACTTGTTTTATTTCGCTGTATATAGTGTAAAATTCTTCTAGTGTTGCAGCTTCTCCATCTTCTTTAAATGCATAACGTGTTGTTTCATTACCGTTAAAGTATGGTAGATTTAAAAAGTTACCTGTGTCGTCTGCTGATTTTAATTGTATTTGTTTTGGAAAGACTTCTGATCCGCCGTATCCTAGTAGTGTTTTAATTTCTGTTAGCTTATCTCTCATTCTTTCTGCAGCTACCGGTTGCTCGGAGAAGAGAAAGACGTGTGCTCCTCCACTCTTTGACCGACACACAGCCAGAGGCAGTTTAAATTGTTTTATTTTATCTATTAATTTTTTGTGATCAAACCCTGCGTATGAATCTATATCTACACATCCCCACACACATTGGTTATCTTCGTTAATCGGTATAATACCAAGACTTTGTGTACCATTTAAATGCATGGTCCACAGTTCCGTGGTCACTGGTTGACGTACAACAAATGATTGACCTTTTAATTTGACACCATTCTCAGCAGGTGCACTTACTTTAGTACAACCATGAGCACGCTCCAATCCTTTAAATATCTTTTCAAACATATTTTTTAATAGGCGCTTCCACTCTCGCTTCCACGCCTACTCCTAGGATTTTATTTAGTATGGTGAATCTGTTTTAGATTCGTCTGATCCGTGTTTAACTTGCACGTCACCTTTGCCAACTTGTTCAGCAAAAGATTTTGCAATTCCATAAACACCTTGATCTTCAACCGGACCAACTTTAG